CTGCAATCGCATTTCGCGGAAATTAAACAAAAACTGCAACAGGAGGCAGTGGCATGAGTAACGATAAGTTCCCCAAGACAGAAGGTGGTCTGTACAACAACACCTACAAGAAGGCGAGCAATCACCCAGACTGGACCGGCAACATCAAGATTTCTTCAGCGCAGATCAAAAACATTATTGCGATGGGGAAGGCCGGTCTTGAGCCGAAGCTGAAGCTCGCCGCGTGGGATAGAAAGAGCAAGGAGGATGGGTCGCAGTATTTCTATCTCTCCGCTGAAGCGGTGTTCGACGAGAGCAAGCACAGCCAGCCGGCCCCGCAAGAATCTTTTGACGACATTCCATTTTGATCGTCAGGAGTAAGCCAATGCTGGCTGGCGCTAAAGCCCAGTCATGCGTCAACTGCGGTGTCAGCGATGGCACCGTGGTTGCCGCCCACTACAACGGCATGAGGAGCCACCTTTTCGGTAGAGGGACCGGCCACAAGCCGCACGACCTGTGCGTTGCTGACCTTTGCGCCCGTTGTCACCGTAAGTTCGACATGGAGTTTGAGACGGACACGTTTGAGAAGAAGATAGATAAGAGCGAGCAGTTCTTGTTTCTGATTATCAAGACGTTGTTGCGCCGCATCAGTCAAGACATCGTGAAGATAAAGGGATACGACAATGAGTGAGATGAACCCATTTTTACAGTACGAGGCCAAACCAACGAGGCAACGTGCTATCAAGGCAATGTGTGCCGCCTGTATGGGCTGTACGAAAGAGGAGCTAGAGGTTGGATTCAGGCAGATGATAAAGGACTGCACGTCAGTTCGGTGTCCCCTGCATCGGTTCCGACCATTTCAGTCAAAGGAGAGCAGTGATGCAGTTACAGATACCACGGACTAAGTCCATCCAGCTTATGAACGTGTTTCAGTTCTTGTCCTCCGCGTTCCCAGACGCGGTGCGTGACCTGATTGAGACCAACAAGCAGGCACCCTTCGGTGTCACCATCGAGATCAAGCCGCTCCGTAGTGAGAGGACAAGGCCGCAGGAAAATTACTACCGCAAGCACTGCGCCCAGTTCGCAAGGTTCTGCGGGATGACTCCGGACGAGATGCACGAAGAGATGCTGTGCCAGTGCTACGGCTCTACCGAGCACGCCACCAAGTTTGGCATGAGGAGAAGGCCGGTAAAGCGTAGCGGAGATTCTTCTCGCGGAGACTACTCCGATTTGATTGAGACGCTGTGCAGGATAGCCGCAGAGGTGGGGTACTACATCCCGCCGCCAGAGGAGGGAAGGGCATGAGCCTAAAGCTGGAATTGGACGGCGCCGCTTACGACCAACTTGTTAAGGTTATCGGTGACTTCGTTGATGAGTCTATTCGTCGGCTTGAGGATATCGAGGCCAAGCTGGAGAGAATTATCATGGAGGTGGAGGAGGATGAGTGATGAAGAGTTAGAGGCCATATACAGCATAACGAAAGCGACCCTGATCGTTCTCGTCTTGTCTATGGTTTTTGCTTCTCTTGGCGCGATGCTGGCGGGTGGTGGCTTATGAATGCCTCGCACAATTTTATTCTTTTTTTGATCTTTGTCGGTTGCATGGCCTGCATTGTGTTAACGGGCGGGTGTGAGACCGTGCATAGTGATGACCCGCAATGGGAGTGGCCTAAGCGATGAGCACGTTAGCTACTTGGATTGACTACGAGCCTGAGATTGAAGAGCGGGATCTGGTCGCTGGTGCTCGCCCATGATGGTAAGGCTAAGCAAGAAAGATGCTCACCGCGCGGAGCTAATGGGCGCCGACACAGTGGCATTGCTGGAGATGCGGGGCGTCAGACCGAGACTGGAGAACGAAAGGCAGTCAAGAGTGGACGCCAACATTCACGGCTTTAAAGCTGAGTTTGCTGTGGCTAGGCTGTTTGGCGTGGACACCCCCGTTGTGAATGTCTGCTCTGACGGGGGCGTTGACCTTTGGATAGACGACATATCGGTGGACGTTAAGCTCAGCAACAAACCGGATGGCCCACTGATATTCGATTCCGCCGACAGCTTTGCGGCGATGTGTGCTGTAATGGTCGGCAGGACGGAAGACCCAGATGAGTTTCTGATCAACGGGTGCGCCACGAAAGCCCTGTTTTTACGCAAGCACTATAAGCATGATTTTGGATACGGCGAAAGGCTGGTCATGGATGTAAAAGACTTACAGCCCATAGAGTGGCTCTGGCGTAGAGCGATGGAGAGGCGGTTTCAGTGAACCGTCTCGTCCTCGTCCATCCCTGTCATCTCAAAGATGCACGCCATGTGAACAGCCGCCGCCATCATGCCCACATCTAGCGCAGAGGCGTTCTCGTTACACTCAAAAGAAACGGTGCCGTCCTTGTAGCGGTACATAATAACCGCGCTGATTATGGAAGAGGATAGCTCGTTGTCCTCGCCGCCAACTCTCTCAGCAAAAGACTCAGCCATCTCCTGTATTGTCTCCCACGGGGCAGGCTTCTTGAAATCAACCAGCTTGGTCATGCCTCGGCCTCACAGTAACTCGGTGTACCTCACCGTCTAACTTGTCATAAGTAATGATCTTCGCCCCGCGCTGGCTGACGTACCCGTGGGAACTGCTGTAATTGTCGCGAGCCGCGAGGGTCGGATGCTGTTCTATCGTGGCGCCAGCATCATCCAGAACTCGCTCATGGTGCAGGTGCCCACAATGGATATATGCGTGGCGGCAGGAACCCCAGATTTTCCTGAATCTAGGCTCAGATGCAAACAGCTTTTGTAGCTGAGCCATACGCATCTTATGCCCGTGGTGGAAGCCCAGCATGATCTCTCCGTGCTGATAGGCGTAGTACGGGAACTCGTTGTCGATTACTTCCACCCGAGGCTCGTCTTCAAACCTATGCTTGATGAACTTTCGCATCCACACGCTGGAGGCTAGGTCGTGGTTGCCTTCCGCTTGTACCACGACAACCTTGCCGTACTTCTTCAGCATAAGCTGAATCGCTTCGGTCATCACGCTAATGCTAAGCTCAACAAGTTTGGAATAGCGGTCGTCCCCGGTAAGATGGTGCCCGGAGGTCGGTGTAACCTGAACAAGTCCGTCCCAGTGTAGGAAGTCGCCCAACTGGTTAAGAATGCCGGTGCCGGACTTGGGGCTTGCAGACAACATATCATTGATAGCGTTCATAAATACATCGCGAGCAATCTTCACGTCCCAGTCGTCGCCGTCCGAGGCTCGCCACGCTTTCATGCCGAGGTGGAAGTCCGTTATGGTGAGGAGAGATGCGAGGTTTTCGTCTGAACTGGCTGGGGGCTTGGTGGGCTTGAACTTTGGCAGGGCGGTAGCCGCGTTCTCTACGGCGTCGAGCAGGGCTTGCGCTCTTTGCTCCTCGTCCGTGGCAGACTTGACCCATTGTCCGGTGAGCTTGCCCTGATCGTTGTAGTAGGTGGACACGCCCTTGACCTTGAACCCCTGCGGGACAGGGTGGTTCATGTCGAAATCAGGGCTGTAGCCGCGCTTGGCCGCATGACCTTTTATGCGCTGGAACAACCGATACACGTTCCTTTCAGAGATGCCAAGGCTGTTGGCTATCTGTCTGTTGGTGTAGCCCTTCGCCTTTAGCTCTAACGCCTCGGTCTGCCTCGGCCCCTCTGCAAACTCCTCAAGATTCATAACGCCCCTCAGTGTAGTTATTTGTCTTTTCCTACTACCTCGTCGTACCTATTATTAAAGCGTTCGATGACGGCGTCAATCCTGTCTTGCAGAGCCTTTTCTCTTTGGGCAAGCTCAATCGCCCTGTCCGGACTAATCGTTTTAAGTTTTTGTATCTCGCGTAGCGATGACCTGAGATTTTTCAAGGTCTTCTCTGCGGCCTTGGAAGCGGCAACCATGTTGAAGTATGCGCGATTGTCTCGCATATATGCGGTTCTTTCTGCGCCACGCAAAACCTTGTTGGCTTGATTCATCTTCGCGGCCAGCGTCTCCCTGCGCTCGTAATACTTTTCCGTGTCGGGCTGGGCGTTAATCTCTCCGCGTATCCTTCGCACGAACGGAATGTCTCTGACCTCAAGCTCTGCGGTTTCATCAAGCAAAGCCGCAGGCACCTTCAAGAATGTCCTTTCCGCGAATGTGCCTGCTCCACCGCCAAAGTATCCAATCAGATAGCTCATGGCGTCTGGTGGAAATTCTATGGCTCCTGCTTCTGACTCGTTACCACCAAAGAAGGTGCTGACGCCCTCGGCAATGTTCTTCCACAGGGGCGCCGTGTTTTTGAACGACCTTCTGGATAGCGGCTCGCTAAACCCACCGAAAGGATTGTCTGGCGGATAAATTGGAGCGCCAAAATAGTTCTCGTTCATTGTGAGTTCTAGCGCAGGCTTGAGTATTTGCGGTGTTGCTGTCTTGAGTAGCGACCCGATGTACGTCTCGCTTGACGATGTCCCCAGCGGGTTGAACGAACCCAAGAACACGTTCGTCGCCCTGACGGCGGCATCCTCTTTAGAGAGTGCGCCAGAGCTAACAAGGTAAGCGTTCTCTCCGAGGTTGTAAAACACATTATAGCCGTATGGCAGTGGGATAGTGGTGTACTTCTTCGGATCACCGCCCCACAGCGCATCAGGGATAATCATGTTCCTGTCCCTGATGTACTCTGGGATGTCCTCTAGCTCTTCTTCGTCCATCAGCGATTCAGCAAGCGCCGCCATTAGCGCACCGAACCCGATGATGCCCCCGACAACAGCCTGCTTTGTTCTTGACGAGTTAGGGTCAAATACGTTCATGCCGCGCAACGTGTTGACGGTGCCTTGTACAGATGCGTTGAAGAACAGATAGAGGCCATTCAGCAACTGCCCCGAGTTGCCTCTCCTGTTGAAGTTCACCGTCAAGTTCTTGGCAAGAGTAGCGGCCTGCTGTACAGCGGTGTCTCGATCAATGCCTTTTGCAAGCATAGCGTCCCTTGCCGCCACAAAGGTGGCAAGCCTGACCCCGTTCTCCACGGCGGCGTTGCCGTCATCAATGAAGTCCTTGACCGCAAGCACGCCCTTGGCGGCGTTCCCGCGAAACGTCCCATTTGCCATGCTCACCATAAGCTCAATGTTTTTCTTTTGTTGCTCCGGAGGCTTTGAGTGGAACCAGTCTGTCTTTGCGCCAGCCTGCATAAACTCACGGAAATCTATTGCGTCCTGCCCCGTGAGACTGCTTGGATCACGGTATCCTTTATAGAACACCTTGACTGACGGGAGCGTTCTTTTAAGAACCTGCCCAACTATTTTCTTGGCGTTGACGGCTTTACCGCCCTCCATCGTCTGCTCGCCAATGATGTTGTATATGGCGGTTTGCACATCACGGGCGAAGTTACCCATGACAAACTCTGGGTTAAGGCTCGTATTAACATACGACATGAAACGGGTGAATCCGTTCAGCTTCTCCACAAGATACCCTACGCTTTCCGCATCAAGGTTGATTGCGGCTTTTCGCAAGCTGGGGTTGGCGAAGTGAACGTAATACTGCTCTCCGTCCACTTTCACTCCGAGAAGTTCTTGCCCGTATGGGTTTATGACTGGGTCTTGTATCACCCTGACCCGCTTGACCCAGTTCTTTTTGTCGCCTTCCTTGGATATGTCAGACTTGCGCTCGCCATAGCGTGACTTGTCAGGTCCAACGTAAGTGTAAGAAGTGTCGAACGCTCGCTTGTAACGAGGATCTTCTGGCGAGATCAACTGCCAAACCTCGTCGTTGGGGTTGTTTTTGATAAGGTCAACGAGGCGCTTACCGAAGGACACATTCTTTACTGCCCTAGCGGTCTGCCTGCCGCGATCAGACACTATCGTGGCGAGCGGAGAGATTGCCTCTGTCTGGCGCCCCATCAGACGCTTAACTTCTTTGCCTACGATGCTCAGGCTTCCGCCCGATCCAGCCGTGCCTTTGTTTGTCTCTGCCGCAATGTCCTCGTCCTGCGCTATGCCGCGCAGGGGTGTGTAGTATTTGAAGAAGCCGTCAAGAAACTCACGATCTTGCTTGGTCAGCAAGCCGCCTCGCTCAGAGATAGCCAGAGTGGTGCTGTTGATCTTGTCAACCCTAGACGCCAGCCTAGACATTGTTTTGGCGCGGTCGTTGCCGCCTTCCCACTCACCTTTTTTGTCATTCCAGCGCATGCCGTACTTGGCGAGCATCTGTGTTTTGACGTAGTCATCGGTTAGCTTTTGACCATTCCACTCGCCAGAGCCGGCATCAGGTATAGATGGGTTTATTCTCCGGACCCGCTCGTTACGCTCGATTGCATGACGCAGAACCAAGAACTCATCCATCTCATCCAGCGACACGCCACTCTCTGACATATCATTGATAAGCGGTTGCAGTTCGTTCCTCTGGAACCTGCGGTCAAACTCACCGAGCTTTCCAGCAATCGTCTCTTCGCCTATATAGGCGCTCTCCTGAATCGCCAGAGGTGGCTCACCTCGCGCCTTTCTGGCTTCGTTGATCGCCTCCTCGATTGCCTTGAGGTCGGTCAGCTTGTCCTGAACTTGAAAGACAACGTGATCAAACCAAGAGCGAGATGGGGTAGTGAAGGTGGGAGCGTAGCCGTTTTGGTCAGCGAAACCAGAATTGATCGCAAAGGCAAACGGGCCTGCCCGCAAGGTTGCCGCGCCAGCAACATCAGGTTTGGCATCTTCTGCGTACTTCAGAACCTTGTTTACGGCATCCTGACTGGATCGCTCTACATTTCTGTCTGCGGATCGACGCGAGAAGGCGACTTGGCCCTCACCGAGGGTGCCTGCATCTGTGTCTTTTATTTCTGGGGAGGCTGGCCTTGCTCTGTACGCCGTGTTGAGGTCTTCCCTCGGAGACCATCCGTACTTGTCGGCGAACTCGGTTTCAACTGCCTCGATCCTCGGGGCGAGCTGTGTGACGATATCACTAACTCGTCGTTGAAGATCGGGTCGTCCGGCGAGTCTGCTATTCTCCAAGTACCCTTCGCCATTTCTATTCTCCAGCCAGTCGTTGCCTATATACCCATTGTACGAAACAAACAGTTTCGCAGTGTAGTCGGGCAGGTTTGCCCTGTCAAGCACCCGCTTGATGTCATCTTGAAATTGCTTATTCGTCTTTTTCAGCGCCTTGCGCTTTTCATCAAGTTCTTTCTTGATGGAGGCCTTTTCTCTTGGATCCTTAGTCTCCCTCATCATCCTTGCTAGGTTCGCGACTTCAGCCTCGGCCTCGCCTACGTTGAAGTTTATGAACCGAACGCCCTGAGGTGTTGATACAGGGGCGGCGTAGGCATCTCCAGTCTCTTCGGCGTAGAGATTGCCAACCTCGGTCATCTCTTCCATTGTGAGGGGCCGACCGAAATCAACATCAATTGCGTTGGCCTGAGACTCAGTTAGACCTTTCTTGTAGAATGGCCTGTGATAGCCGACGCCATCCTGCTTGAGGAGAATGCCAACAGCCGCGCTGTACGCCTCAATCAGTTCGACAGCCGCACGCTCGACATCTTGCAGTGGCTGTCCCTTAAACTTCTTAGGCAGAACAGCCTGTGTTTGAGAGCCGGGACTTGCCAGCCCTTCAAAATATCCGGGAGCCTCAAAAGATCCGGGCGATGCTAGTCCTAACTCCCTAGCAATAATGTCGTTGCCTTGGTCGTCCAAGAACGCCATTGACATCTGCTTGTGGTAGTCGAGCTTCTGCTCTATCGGCGCATTAAATATGCCAGCCATGTGGCCCGATGATCGGCTCGGGATGCTCTCCCAGCTTGATTGCGCCAAAGATGCCTGCGCCGCATCTTTGTAGTCGAACTTGGCCGCCTCTCTTTCCTCAAGAGTCGGCGAGTGTCCCATCGCCGTCTTGAACCAGTTCTTGCGGTGATTGGCTTCATCGAGAATGACGCGGACTTTCTTGCCTTTCCTATTCCTGTCAAAGCGAATCCAGCCCTTCTTCTCCGAGGTCTCGTCGGTCTTGGCCTTGACCTCTTTGCTTTCCATGCGTGACTTGAGGGCGACCCATATTGCGGCTTGCACCTGCTGTGGCTCCCAGCCAAGCTGATTCGCCAGCTTCTTCGTTTCTGCCTCGACAAAGTTGTATTGAGCGTCACTAGGCGAATCTCCAAAAAACTGGAACGCCCGCATCATCCACAGATCGTTGGTCACGCCCTGCACGAGCGTGGGATCAATCTCCCGCATCAGGTTGATGTAAAAGTTGTTGGTCTTCCTGCCTTCCCACGGCACGCCGTTGAACATATTCTCCAGCTTCGTGCTCATGTCAGATGTGAAGATGCCCGTGCGGATCGGCTCTCCGTTTTTGTGCTGGTAATAGGCCTGAAGGGCAAACTGAAAGTTTGAGGGCACTGGGGTTTGAGCCGAGGTAATTGCGATTGCCTGCACAATCTTCTCTGCCTCTGACTTGTCACCCCCAACGAGGTCAAGTATTTGACGCCCGCTCCTCTCGTACCAGAAACGCCCGTACTCCCCCTCCTCGGCTAGGCCGCGCACCGTCTTAATCAGGGTTCGCAGTTTGGACGGGGTGTCAATCCCCTTGGGGGCGCCAACATACTGGCCCGTGGTGCCGACACGCCTGCGGCTGAACATGATGTCATCTTCAGACTGCGGCCCAAACCGTCCATACCTGACGTTGGCATTCCTGTCTAGGAACATGGGGAAAACGAAATCTTGGTCTTGATTAAGAATGCTTCTCGGCCACGTTTTCACTCTATCGAAGTCACCTTCAGACTGAGAGTCCCAGCGAATGGAGGCGTCAATCACCATCACTGGGACCGTGTCATAGCCCATGCTTTTTAACTGGCGGGCGCGATGACGACCATCGTGATCGTATACATATCTATGCTCAGGCTTCCCAGACTCAAATGACAGCGCGAGCAGTGGTATCCTGTCGAACCTCTTGCCGCCCTCTGCAAGCTCTCTCACTAACTCTTCGCTATCAGCGCGAGCGCCCTCCATAGAAGCGGCTAAATGCAAGAACATATCAATGGGCATGTCCACTACAACCTTGCGGCTTTTATGTCTCAGGCGGTAGTCAACCTCGCCCGTCTCGCGGTTGAACATATCGGGGTCGGTTCCGCTAAACATCTCCCTAGCAGAAAGACCTCCTGCATCGCTCCTCCTTGAAAACATGATGTCATCTTCATACCGTGCGCCTTCTGGCACGGCAGTGGGGTCGTACTCAGCGAACACACCTTTGACATCGGCAGGATCAAAAATAGCAACCGCGCTATACGGGCCGCCAACCTCCTCTACATCCCTGTATCCCGCGAAGCCAGCTTCCTTGATGTATGGCGCCAGCACCTCAAGCTCTTCAAAGTCAATGCCATCTGGCTCCTCACTTACCTGCCTAAAGCTGTACGGCGCTGAACTTTCGTGGAAGATTTCGGCAAGATTGTATGCCGTTTCATCTAGGCTAGACCTGCCTTCGAGATAATTTGACGCCACGTTTTTTTGCGTCTCTGAACGTAACTTGGTCCCTGTGAAACTTGCGTTCTGTTGCGCTATTTCAAGCTGTCCTTTGAAATAATCTGTTAAGTCCTGAAAGAGTTGTGGATGGTCAAAACGAACCACGGCAAACGGCTTGTCAAGTGTATCAGCGATATTCTGTAGGGCGCCTACCTCGTCAGCCTCTCTGACGGCAAACAGCGACTTGCCGGTTTCGTTGTCAGCAATAAACTTTCTGAGGAATACTGGGTATAATGTTGCCGCTTCGTCCTCTCTTGCAACACCTGCCGCAAACGTATCTGCTAATGGACGTGATCTGGTAAAGTGTCCAGCGATAACGCCCATGCCTGTTCTGCCCTTGAAGCGTTTGATGTCTGGCGACATAGATCCGTGGTAGTACACGGCGCTGGTATCGAAGCCCTGCTCTTCGGCTCTTTCAAGCCGCCGGCTAAACATCATATCGTCGATGCCAGCCTCTTCCATTAACTCGTCAGACTCTGGGATCTGGAGCTTAACCTTCTCCACCTTGGCCTGCGCCTGCGGGGTGGCGACGCCTGCCGGTCCCCTCCTGTTAATAAACTGACCGGCGACTTGCTCCAGCCTGTATAGGGTACGCACCTGTCCACGCTGACGTTCGCCAATGGCGCCAGACTCAAGGTCATTGATGAACTGGGTAAACGACTCGTAGTCCGCACTCGCCTCTTTTGCCGTGTCGAAAAGCCCCCTGAAGAACTTAACAATGCGGTTGAAGATGGAGCGAGGCTTGCCGCTCAGCTTGGCCGGCTTGTTGTCTATGATGATTCGGCCAGATATCCCGTCGCGGATCATTTCAGCCACTGCTTCTTCTGATATGTTGACAGCAGTGTCGCCTGCGTATGTCTCCGCCGCCCACTCCGCATATGTCTGGTTGGTGTCTGGCTTGCGATACTTGGTTGTCAATCTCTCAAGAAGCTGTAGCTCTTGCTGGGTAATCACATCAAGCTCGCGCAGAGCGTGAACAATTTCGTGGTTCAGAACTTCTATTACCGCAGACTCAATGTCCTCCGGTTTTTTCGCCCGAGCCATAATTGCGTCCAGCGCCACCTGTATAACCTTGGGGCCACTGCGGTTATAGCCGCCCTCCACGGTCTCGTCAGCGCCCTTCGCCACGCCATTCAGGTAGACGTTGCCGTCAGCATCCCTCTCTACATCACGAACAAGGTCAGTGACAACGCCAGAAATGTCCGAAAGACCGAGCGCCTTTAGGCGCCGATTGATGGCGTCAGCAAGTATCTTTTTTGTGTCTGGCGCTATAGATGGCGCGGGGAGCGCCGCTATTGGTTCTTGGTCTACCTGCGCCTGCGGGGCGCCCTGCTTGGCTCGACGAGTCACCTCCTTGTAAGCCGAGTCCGTCATCGGCTTGCCAGAGGAGTATTCTAGCTCGGCCCTACTGATATCTTTGCCGTTCGCTTGGTAGTATTCTTTTGCGGTGGCAATCTGATTCGCCGTGTAGGGGCGTAGCTTAAACTCGGGGATTTTTGTGGAGTCGTTGAAGCGGGGTAGCTGGGAGAGCTTCAGATAAAGTAGCTGTCCCTCTGCGGCGGTCAGGTCGCCAATGGTCTGGTCTTTTCTCAGCTTCCTGCCGGTAAAAAGCGCCACAAGCTGTTTGATTTCTTTTGAGTTTACGTCGGATGATATGTTCTTCTGGTCGAGT